TTCACCAGAGGTGAGGCAAGCAAGTCGTCAGCAACAGAAGTTGCAGCATTGGCGCAGTATACTGCATCAGAGATTGGACGACTGGCTCGTGAGAGAGACGGTATGATAGAAAGCATATCCGAGATGTATATACGTATCATAGGACTTATCTCAGAGGAATCTGATAGAGAGGTTGTCCTTATTGAGGGTAAACCAACTATCGTTGCTCCTTCTAAACTTGACGGAAAGTTTAAGTTCGTTGCACAAGATCAAGCCTCAACACCTATCGCCGAGAGCGTCAAGAGACAACAGATACTTCAGTTGGCTCCTATCCTTGGACAACTTGGTGTTGAGCAATGGAAGATACGTGATGAGATTATCCGTCTGTTTGACTTGCCTCGTCAGTTCTCTGAGACACCAGAGGTTCAGGAAGAGGTTGGTCCTCGTGGTGCAATGCCACAGGGACGCCCTGACGGAGCGCCTTTCCACACACAGCCACCTTCACCAGAGGAAGCCATAGCGCAGTCTCTAAGAGGCGGTAGGGGCAGGAAGATGCCTTTGCCCGGTGAGATGACTTCGACAGATAAGGGGACATATTAATGCCCCTCTATCATTTTGCCTGTGAGGGTTGTGAGAACGTTGTTGAAGAACTAATGAAGTTCAGTGAAAGAGATGGATGGAAAGATAAACATGCTTGCGCTAACTGCGGTAGTGACTTTGTAGACAAGGTAACTATGCCAGCAAAGATGGCGGAGCAGTGGGCTGGATGGCAGGAAGGTTTATCCAGCAATATGTATTCTGCTGCGTTGGGACGTAAGGTTGTCAACCAGAGAGAAGAGGCAGAGATTGCCAAGAGCATGGGGTTTGTCGCTGCATCAGACTTACCTTCAAACTATGTTGAAGATAGGACCGCTGCGGCGAAGGAAGAGGATGCGTATTTTGATAAGATGAACGATGCTTATCAAGCAAAACTAACAGAGGGTGGAGGAACTTATGGCGCTGCTATTAAAGCAGTTGAAGAACTAATGCCCGCCAAACAGATGCTTAAGGAGGCTGAAGCACATGGCGATTGATATGGAAACAATAGACCCTAGGGTAATCGAGGGACAAGAACAGATTGCACAACAGGAGGATTCCCTCATGGGAGAATTCTCACCAACAGGAAGTTTCAGTCGCAAGGCATTGAATTCATTAGTGAAAGTTGCTAGAAAGTTGCAACCACTATTTGGACTTAAGGCAGACTATCCAGACTTTGATGAGGACGCTGAAGTGCTCCCAACAGAATTCACTAGACTACTTATGATGTTCAAGCAAGCTACTGATGACGCTGTTGCTGCTGAAGCGGTAGACGCTGACAAGGTATTTATCCTTGACGACGTTACTGACGACAGTGGTATTCAGGTTATTGCTGGTAAGCTAACTGCACTTGCGAAAGATAAAGCATTTAAAAAGTTCTTAGATTCACCACCACCTGAAGCACCAGAGGTTGAAGAGGAAGTGGTTGTTGATGAAGAACGAACACCGGCACCAGAAGAGATGGACACTTCAATTGATGAACTGTTCGGGGGGAGACTATAATGCCAAGGACACCTAGACAATATCACGAACGTCCAGAATCTACTAGAGGTAGTAGAGCCCATGATGAAGAGGAACGTAGACGACGAGAGGCACATGCTTCTTCAGGTGAAGACCCCGCTGAATACACCCCTAGTTTAATTGCTGACACATTTCAGAACATGGCATACGATGCATTTGGACCAACAGGTGAGGCTATTGGTGACTTCTCTGGTGCAGTATATGGCGCAGCTACTGATGAAGACTTAGGCTTTGGTGACATGTGGGACTTGTTATCTGACGAAGAGAAAAGCAATATAACCACGGAAGGTGCTATAGCTGCCGGAACCGCAGGCGTTGGCGCAGTAGCTGGTCCTGCTCTACGAGCAATACCAAGGTTAGGCAGGGCATTACGAAGAGGGGGAAGGGTTGCTGATGACAGCAGTATATTGCCTAGACTTTCGGGAGATGACATAGACTTAGAGAGAGGCAGGATTCCTCAAATACCAAGAGACGCACCAGATGCACCACCAACATATAATCGAAACATAACAGATGAAGAACTAGCTGATATATTGGAATTTGAACGGGACACCCTCGATACCCTTAGTCCTTCAGAAATAGAGATATTGAAAAGACTTATCGCATCAGATGTTCCCGAGGCTACCAGAAGTAGTGGATACAGATTGTATAGTTTCCCTGATCCTCGCATCTTCCGCCGCCCCAGACTGAGCGAGAGCGATCGCCTGATGCGACAAGAGATTAACACTACATATGATGATTGGGATGAAGCAATAGAAGCAGCCAGAGAATCAGCAACTGGCGGCAAGTTGCCTAATGCTATTGATGATGAGATACAGGAATTGTTTGAAGCTAATGTGACATTGGAAGACTTTCCACACGGACGTCCAGAAGGCACAAGGGTTATACCTGAAGATACAAGAAATTGGGTACAGAGAATGCAAGGAGGTCCTCTACCACCGGGCACGGCGTTTGAAGAGACTAGAGATGTAGCTATACAGCAAGGGGTTTATGATGATGCGACTAACCGAGCGAGGGCTATAAGACGATATCTAGAAGCCTTTAAGAAAGGCAATCCTGAATTCAGACATAACGTAAACACAATGCCACCCATACTAGAAACAGATTAACACCATATAAGGAGAAATTAAATATGGAAACAAACGAGACTATCGACACTACAGTTGATACTACCTCTGCTGCCACAGAATCAACCCCTGTTGTTGCCGAGGAAAATACAGAGGCAGTTGCCCCTGTAGAAACGCAAGCGCCAACAGAGGACGTACCTGCGGACTTTTTAGAGAACTTTAATCTAGATTCTCTATTAAATGCTGACTTCTCAAACGATGAGATAATGTCACAGACACATAAAGGATTACCAGAATATAATGAAATTCTAAAACACCTACCAGAGAACGGTAGGAAACTTATTGCTAACCTTAGAGCAATGACGACTAAGAAAACCCAAGAGGTTGCTGAGATACGTCGTGACTTAAAGGCACAGCAAGAAAAACTATTGGCAGAACGTCAGGCGCTTTATAACGGAAAGTTTGCAAAGCAAGTTGCTGAAACAGCAGCAGATCCTGAGAAGCCATATGACTTATTCTCAACCGAAGGTATGGAGAGCAAAATAAAACAAGAAGCAGCTAAGATGTTTCAGAATATGCTCAAGCCCATGCAGGAAGAGATGTATGTCAATAAACGTTCAGCAGCACTAGAGAACTTTAAAAGGGACAACCCAGACTTAATGGACCCTGATATTAAGATCGAAGTTGCTAGACTATTGAGAGATAGAACAGAACTTAAACTTGAAGACGCTTACTTCATTACTAAAGCAAAGATGGATAGGCAAAGACTTACCTCTTTGGAAGAGACTAATAGACTTCAGCGTGACAAGGCAAAAGAAACTTGGAATAAAACCAGTAATGGTTCAAACGTAAATGCTAGTGGAACCCCGCAGTTTAAAGACGCATGGGAATCTTACCAGTGGCACAAAGCAAATGGGGTGAAATAAATGATAGTTGACTTACCACATTGGCTAAAGGGAAGCATAGATTATCCTTCCTTTACAATTCCTACATTAGATAAGAGGGCAGGGTTTCCCTCCTCGGAATATGCAGGCATACATCTGATTGATCATCAGCAGTATCAACCTGAATATTATCATGGCGAACCGACTTCGATAACAACCTCGTCAAGTGACGAACACTTTGTTGTAGATTTTAATATAAACTTAAACACTATTCTAGGAGAATAACTAAATGACAATTTCAAATGAACTACTAAGTAGTACATTGTTTAGTATCCGTGATGGTGAGGTAGACGAACTTTACCAGAAGGTAGCCTTTCTTGATCACTGCAAGCGTGCAGGTGGTCAGATTTCTGAGGATGGCGGAATTAAAATTCAGCGTCCACTAAGTATTTCAGAGCATAGCTCTATTACTTCGCTTCCTACTGGTTATGAGAGCGTCTCTCTTGCAGTCAATGACACTATGCAACCTGCGATATATTCATGGGCAGACTTCGCTGCTCCTATCGTAATAACCAAAAAAGAAGAACTTGAGAATAAGTCTGAGAAGGCTATTGTCAAAATCGTAGAAGCCCGTATGCGTAACGTAATGGGTATGCTACGTCGTGAAATCAATTCACAGATCCTTGCTGGTAACAGCGCTGTGCTTACAGGATTGAACACCCTTAACGGTGTCCCTGCTGCTAACACAACTGGATTCCTTGAACAAGGACTACCTACACCTGCTGGACAGACTAACACTGTTGGAAACATCCAGAAGTCAGTTGTAGATGTACAAGGTTGGTACAACCGTCGTTTCGACGCTGGTGGTGCCTTCGGTACAAACGGTCTTCGAGGAATGCATCAGATCTGGACAGAGACTAACAGTCGTGCCCCTATGGGCGAGGTTGATGCAGTTCTCATGTCAGAAGCTGGTTTTGCAAACTATAAACGTGCCTTGTTTAATCAAGAACGATACATTGATGAGAAGTCTCTTGACGGTGGTCGTATGGCTCTCTTGTTCGCTGGTGCTCCAGTTGAGCAGGATCTTGCTATGCCTGACGCAACCGTAAACGGTGCTGGTAATGCAGCTACTGGATACTTCCTCAACTTTGACGGAATCAAACTTTGTATGCACCCTGATGCTGACTTCGCTGTCTCTGACTTCGAACACATCTCTGGTACTACTGCAAGGGCTGCTACGTTGTATTGGAAGGGACAGCTTATTGCTGACCACCTTGGTTCACAAGGACTTCTATTCAACGGGGAGGTATTCTAATATGTCTTATTCAGGATTACAATATAACGAAACTACTGGTATCGACGCTGTAACAGGTCTCGCAGTAGATATTCCATCAGCACTAGACAGAACTATTAAGCGCCGTCTCATCGCAGGAGCAGCTATTGCTGCTGGCGATGTTGTGGCTTTTGATGTGACTGCTACTGGTTCTGCTTCGGTATTGACGGTAACACAAGCTGCTGCTGTAGGTACTGGTAACCCTCTAGCGTGTGGGGTTGCTCTTGAAGCAGCCGCTGCCGCTGGAGACGAAATCAGTGTTGCAGTACAGGGCTATGTTGCTGCTGTCAACTGTGATGCTGGTGTTACTGCGGGGCAACCCCTCGCAGCACCACGTAACGTTGCTGGACAAGTAATGGTAGGTTTGAACACAGACTTAGCACCTTGGTTCGGCGTTGCTTTGAAAAACGAAGCAGGCGGTGTCGTGGAAGCTTACTTGTACCGCAAGTAAAAATCACACCATAGGAGGGCAGGGTATCAAAGCCCTGTCCTCCTTTTACAGAGAGAACAGATGAACCTACAAGAACTTAGAAATAAAATAAAGAATATTACAGACTATAACCCAGAAGTACAGACGTACTTAGATGATCTGGATAGGCTTATCAATGATTCCTACTGTAATATCTTTACAGCAAAGAGATGGAACTTTGCTCAAGAAACAAAATATATAGATATCTATCCAGATA